TTATGAACCAATTTTGTACAGTAAACTCGGTAGATTTTTCTTCTGGTGAAGAAGGTGATCGTAGATCTTAAGAGTAGTAGTTGTGCTTTCATGCCCCAGCTTTGCACTAACCACTCTGGGGTCAACTTGGTTCAGCAAAAAAGTTGCGCACGTGTGCCTAAGGTCATGGATCCTGTAACCACCGCACACCTTTTTCCACCAGTCCCTGCGCAAATTGCTTGGGTGCAATCTGGAACCGTGCAAAGACTTGCACAGAGGCTCCCTAGGAAGGCCCTTAAAATCGTTTAATAGCCTGTTTAATGGTGCAGATAAGGGCAATACCCTATTTGAGCGAGAAGTCTTAACTGGAGTGATTTTAGGGCCTTTATTATTGGGTGCATAAGATTTGCATATTTTTATGCTCTCTCCGTCCCAGTCTTCCCAGTTCAGTGCTAAGACCTCACCAAGTCTTGCACCTGTATCCAGTAGGATACACAGAAGTAAATAGTAATTTGGGTAATCCTTCTGCGTTCTATGTAGGAGTTCTTGCACCTGCTGTTCAGAAAGTGCAGTTCCCTTCTTGTGCTTATACGCAGTCCTTACATTTGGTGGAAATGGTATCTCTGCAAATTTACAAAGTACTTTTAACCTCTTTAATGCCCTACTGCTCTTCGCAGCAGTGTATCTACATTGTATATCCTCGATAATGCGCATGATGTTATCACGGCTTGTTTCTAGGCTTTTCATGCACATTCGCAGTGATGCAATTTCCTGCTGATACCGCACTAATGTTCTTTCCCGCACCTTTAATGTTCCTAGATACTGCGTAAGGATAGTACTAAAATCTGATACTACTGGTGCACTAATTACAGAAGGCCGGGCTGTTGGCTTGAATGCCACAGCCTCGGCCTTGGATTTAAAATACTTGACTAAGGTTTTACCTGATTGCTTCCATGAACATGCCCAACAAAACCTGCTTTTTTGAAAATACACACTTGGCATGATGCACCTCCTTGCGGGGGCGCACATAGTCAAAGGTCGATTCTCATGCAAGTCCCATTCTGGTAAAATCCAAACTTCTCGTAAAAGCTTGTTAGTGCAGAATCGCAGTCTAGGATTACCTTGAAACATCCTCTAATTTGAGCAATTGTAAGGCAGTACCGCACAAGCTCTTTTGCTATACCCTTACCCCGAAACTCTGGCAAAACTGCAACATCGTCTATGATTGCGTAAGGGTAACGAAATTGCAATTTATCCAGTATATACAGGGTTGCAGTACCTACTGGCACTCCATCCTCCAACCAGACAAAAGTGGGAGAGCAACCACCATAGTTTCTCTCCCGCAATATGTTTTCCCGCTCTTTGCAATTAGTGTAAACAGGTCCTAATTGCTCCAAGAGCTTGTCGTAAGATTCAAGATCACATTGGTCCAGCCGTCTGATTTTTGCAAGATTGAACAAATTCTGCCTCCCTTACAATCAACTCCTTGATGTACCCTGTGTTAGGAAGCATTTCCACCAAGCAAATCCTTTCATGAGGTTTGAACTTTGGAGCATCTGAATAGGACACGTAGTGCGCTATCTTTGCACCTGTCACACCCAGTTGGTGTTGCAGTTGAGGATAGTAGTACTTTGGAACCCATCCACGGAGAGCTTCACTGTGTGCTCTATCATTGGGACATTTGATTTCCAGAATTACATTTCCGCACTCGGATAGTCCATCCAGTGATGCACGGAACCATGGGAACTGGATGTGCTCAACGCACACTGGGGTCATTTGCAATCCGGTTAGCTCTTCGTACATTTGGCGCACAATTGGCTCAAGTCTTTTACCTCTCGCCATGCGCTCATTTTCGTACTCCTCCTGAGCTTCACCAACTTTCTTTTGGCGCAGTTCGGAAGGTTTGCACCATGGATTGCAACCCATGATTACTGCACTGTCAGAACCACCAACCCCCTGCCTTCTCCATTCCAGCCACTCTGATCCGCTTTGGTCCATAGTCACCAATTTGTATTGGCTCATTCTTTGCATCCTCTGGGTGGTGCAATGGAAGTCCCAACTCCACCCTTATTTGCATTACCCTGATTTTCTCAGGGGATCCGGGTGGAAATTGTGTGGGTAGGCTAGGGTCTATTTTATCACCCCAGTCATAGATCTGCCTAGTAGAAATACCGGGGGAATCTTTAGATTCCCCCTGTAATTTACGCAACATTTTTTAGTGCATTCCTAATGCCAACAGCAGCAAGTGCACCCAGAAAGCTTTGCACTGCCTGCTCAACCTGTCCTTGGGAAAACTGATAAAGTGCAAGTCCAAACAGCCCAGCAGCAGCAAGATAAGTTTTATACCCATTGAGTAAATTCATGGTTATCCCCCTATTAGTTTTTTAAGTTCTTCGTCCACATTTACTTCCTTGCTCTGTTTGTCTCTTTCCTTGAGCCTCTGTCGCACAAGTGCAATCAGTGGATGATCTGCTGGCCTACTCTTTTCCGCAAAGAGGTAACCGCACACCGCACCCACCAAAGCGGTAACAAGTGTGGTGGTATCAAAATTCATCTTTATCCCTCCTAAAAATAACCAGAAGTGCAAAACAAATCATAAAACCACCGAACAGCAACGATGTACTCAGCAGAGTACGCCGTAGATCTGGATCACCGTCCCTTCTGTAGTTGGGGTCGGCCTTCCTTAGTGCACCAGCCAATCCAACTGCACCATCGGAATAGTCGTCCTGTCTGTGAACCACCTTCCCATTAGGTAACTGCACGTAGATGGTTGGAGTTCCTGCTGTGTGGAACCCAACACCTTGCACAGCCCAGTGGTCAGGTGCGTAATCCTGTACAACAATGTGATCTCTTAATATTTCAAACTCAGGGTTAATTTTGATATCGTTGAGCACAATTTTGCGTTGCTCTTCAGTACCAATAATTGTTACCCGCAGATGTGTGGAATCGTCAGGCACTCCACTAACTTTCTGTGTTGCAGTTCCCTTGGAAACCTGCGCACCATTGAAGAAGTACCTTTCGCCACGTTCAATCTTGGAAAGATCCACACCGTAGTTGCTTATCCTTCGCATCTCTGCAATTGGATCCTCATCAGGAATTTGCTCCTGTCCGCAGAGTAATAAAAGAATGCTTAATAAATTCATAACTAACCCCCTATTGGTGGTGGAGGCGGAGGTGGTGCAATCCACACGACTGCCCATCCTGTACCACCATCAGTCCACCTTGATTTAAAGTCCTCAGTGCTCATCCAAATGATTTCCCCCGGAGTTCCATTGTTGTCCCATATACCAGCAACACTGTCGTCTAAGTGGCACAGGCACACCATGTGCGCAATGGTTCCGCTGTACCTGACCTTGTCACGTCCTGCATATGTCACAGCAGGAAACCTTCCCGTGCGTAGCGCAGTCTTCAACAAACTCAGGTCTGTGCCCTCGTATTGCACGTAGTCAAACCCTTGTCCTAATTTTTTGAAGTACTCCTGCAATTGTCGATCAACCTTGCTTGGGTAACCACCACCGGGTTGTTTTGCACACCAGTCTCGCAGTCCTCGCAGTGATTCAATATTTTGCCAGCGTGCTGCCATTTCAATGCTGCTCATCACGCACATACCTGCACCATCCACATGGGATCCAATGTTTGAAATGTGCTGCGATAGTGGGAAATCAATTTGCACTGGTGAGTTGTTTGGTGCAATCTTACCACCCAGTGTTATTCCCTCAACTGAGGGTTGGGCGGGATTACCCCATGGTCTTTTTGGTTTGGGTTTGTCAGGTGGTGCAGGTTTTGGGGTTGGGCATTTCCCATCCTTGCACGGATCGCATTTGCAAGGGTCGCAATTGCAGTCTTTGCACTTAACCCTCACCTTGGAAAGTATGTCCAACGAAGGAAGTGTTGGAATCACTTCCTTCGTCACCATGAATACACCAACTAGAAGAATAGGTATTGCAAGTTTTTTCATCTGGTAACTCCTCTATTGGTCAAAATAAAAACAACAAAGAAGATTAAACCTGTCAATGCTGCACCATCCCTGAATCCCTGCCAGTACAGGCGTTCAATAATCATGCGCACTGGAATAAGGATGTCATCCAGCAACTCAATCGGTGGCATTTCCTGTGGATTCATATGCACTCCATTTACCTATGGGACACTTCTCAGTGACCCAGCTAGTTTTAGTCTTTATAAAACAGCCACATACACCGCACCTGTTTTGCTCTTTTAGGAACTCACACTCTACGCATGTGCGCATTCTCTGCTGTTGCACTTCTAGTGGAACCCTCTTGCACCCTGCAAATGCCCACTTTGCTGCACTGGTGATCAGGCTTTTAGCCTGCTCACCTGCTGGTGGCAGTTCCACCTTGGTGTCTTCATCCCAAGCTTTGCGAACTCTGTCGTTGTGGTGGTAATACCAACACAGTTGGCACTGTGTGGAGTCCCAAGTGCTGTTGGGTATCACATTGTCACAGGCACAGGGCCTAGGCATTGCAAACCTCAGTCATTTGCAGGTTTTCTACAGGTGTTTCCGTAACAGTGAATGCAGTTGTTGGGAAAGACGAACTTGTATACACAAGAGGTAGTGTGGAGTAGTTTGCAAGAAATGAATTTAGGTCAGAGAATGCAGTAATGTCTGTGGTGGATACCCTACCATTTTCAAACTCAGTACCGCACATAATAGAGTACAAATCGTTTTTCCCGTAGTGCCCTACAAACATTCCATTGCCATCATCGTCCCCAGTCGTAGATTCAAGGTCGCCCATAATTAATGGGTAATCAAAGACACCATCCCTTGCCATAAATGCACTTTTAATAGTTGGATTAATTTGCAAAGAGTTCCAAAAATAACCCGTGGTAAAATTAATCTTGTTGTTGCCGTTTAATTGTGGATCTGCAACAACGGAATACTGACTAAATCCACTTTTATTAACTGTCGGATGATAACCTTTGAAAAAGTCATAATGTGTGGGGGATGTTGGATGCAACTGGAATCTATAATTCCAGTCTAATGATGGATCTGCTGCAATATCGTGCTGCATTAAAGATCTTACAGAAGTTTCCCCAACGTATTCTGTAAGGTTTGTGGGTTTTAATTTCTTAACAAGAATTTCCTCTCTTAGTCGCCACGCACCATTTGTAGATGCACCATAATAAGCAATATTCGCATAGTTTTTTGAGCTTGAGAAAAACACATACAGTGCTCCATTAAATAAAGTAATTTTAGGTTCATATAAACTTCCACCGTTTATGAATTCCACGAGTGGGTTGTATGCATAACCTCCCGGCATATGAATTGCTTTAAAAAAGAAAGCATCTGTTGTAAAATTATTAACGTATCCGTTTGGTTCTGCAATTACAGGAGGAGAACTAATTTTTCTTGAAAACTGCAAAGCAAGGTTTTTTGAATACTTTTTTACAACTCCTACAAAATGTCTCTGGGTTTGTCCCCCTACTATAACCACATCGCCTGATGACAGCATTCCAACAACAAACCTTGCAGGTACTTTGAATCCCCTATGAAGGTTATTTACAGCAATTTCCCCAAAATTTGGGTCTGATGCATGGTCGTACCCAACTGCATATACTGAATCCCCACTGACGTAAATATCACTAATATGGCAATTTGTATTATTCCTCGGACCCTTTACCTCAATGTAAGACATAACTCCTGTTTGCAAATTAATCTTTGCAATAATGCTCCTGCAATTCTCTATTGCTTGCCAGCTATCTGGGTAACCCGCAGATGTTGTAAGCTTACCATTACTTTCCGATAAAAGTGCGTAAAGGTTAGGGTAGTCTGGAACAACTTTTAGTACATCAACCCTTTCTGTAAAACCTGCGGAAGACCAATCAAACTTGTAAAACTTCTTTGCAGCGTTCTCCACAGAAGGCCAGAATTTTTGCCATTCCCCATTATTGGAAAACCAACCAGCAGTAGCCCTTGTCCACTCAGCACTGTCTGATAAACCATCATGCCTTGTAACAGGTTTTGCAAAATAGATGTCGTTTGCCTTTTCCCAAGTTGAACTGTTTTCAAAGTAAAGGTTTGCGCCAACAAGAGTGTTTACAGGAGTTGTGTTGTTTGAGTAAGGTGCTTGGTAGCTGGATATGGTGGGATAGTTGATGTTTCGCAAATCAACTTGAAGTTGTATTGCATTATCTTTTGTTACCGTCCCGTATGCGCTAGTTAGTGTAAATTTAACCAATCCTCCAGTGGTTAAATTATTCATAAATGGTACGGTAAATGAAACACGTGATGCATCTATTACCGTAAAAGTAGCCTCATACTTTACATTTGGATTGTTTGTGTAGAAAAATTCAATTTTTTGAGTAGTGTCTAAACCACCTCCCCAAATGACATATTGTCTTTCACTATCTAAATATGGAACAGAGTTATTCTCGGTTCCGTTTGCGTCCTTGTAAATACCTACCCCATAAAGAGTGGGAGAATAATTCCTTGTAAAGTTTGAAGTAGATGTCGCAGTACCACCATTGGTGGTTACGGAAATAGGACCTGTGACTGCGCCAGAAGGCACAAATGCACGAATTGTGGTTGGCGTAACATCTGTAAAAGTAGCGGTCCAATTTCCAAAAGATACTCTACCTACAACCGGGGTTTGATTGTCCACAGCACTAACAAAATTAGTACCTGTAATAATAACTTCTGCTCCACTAAGTCCGCTAGTGGGTGTAAAACTGGATACGGTTGGAGCAGGCTGTAAAGTAAAATTACCAACTGATGTTACTGTCCCAGCGGGAGAGGTTAATTCTATTTTACCACTGGTTGTTTGTTCATTAATAGATATAAAAATAGTATTGTTACTGGTAGTACTTTTAGAAAATTGGTGCCCAACGCCATTAATTTTTACAGAGGTTGTGTCAAGTACGTTTTGCCCGAAAATTGTAATATATGAATTACTAGAACCTGTCCAAAGCTGGGGCGTTTCTGAAATTATAATTGGTTTGTAAAATAGATTTGAAGAGCTTATGTTATTTGGGTTACTGTATTGTTGCCCATATTCTAATGTACGGTGATTATATTTTAAAATTGCTCTAAATGTCTTAACATCTTGAGGATTAGTAAATATAAATGTTTTCTTGTTTGGGCTATCGGGAGAAAACCCGGCAATTCCAGCACTACGGAGTATTTCATATCCTTCAGCACCAATTGACCAAATTTGATAGTGACCATTAATATCTCTATTTGAGGATATTGTAATAGTTTCACCACCACTGGCAGAACCTGTGGTTGGCGAAATAGTTATTGTGGGTTTATATACTGGAATTATTGTGAATAAAGTTCTCTGCTCAGAATAAAGAGTTCTTAGGGGATAATACAGGCTTACTCCATAAGATCCCGCATTAATCCAACCGGTTCCAGTATCCCCTACAGTAAATGGATTAATTATATTTGCTTCATTATAATAGCTAACACCTACTTTAGCGAAGTCGTAACCAACTAACCCAGCATTATTGTATTTAGTACCATTATTTGCATAATAACCTTTTGAAAATTTAAAAATACTTAAATTTATGCCTTTTAGAATTATTACATCGCTTAACCAACTTTCTTTATGTTGTATAGATTGAATGCCCGTAGTATCATTAATGCTGGTAATAATACCTGAGTTTTCTGGAAGTAAAACCAATGCGGTCTTTCCATTGAGGTACTTTTGCAAAACTCTATAGGTATCTGTACGTGTTACATTATTTGAGTTTAATAAAAATGTTCTTGTTATGGTTACATATTTAAAAAGGTCCCCCTGTGACCAACCAAGTGGTGACAGGACATCTCCTGTATTATTAACAGGTGTAATATTTATAGGGTGGTCTGAAAGGAATGGTACTCCAATTCCAACCCCATAATTCCCATAATTATTATTGAACCTATTAAAATGTACCCACCCACTATTTGATGGATCTCCAAGACCAACAGAAAACGTGCCAGTAGCATTAATTACATTTTCAGATGCATCTTTAAATTGAACATTCAGTGTTGTAATAAAACCTGATGTTGAATTAAATTCAGGCCATTCATAAGCCATAAATCACCTTAGTATTGGAAGTATAATCCGTTGGATGGTGCAGTTCCTGTTGGAGCAGTAGTGCCAAACGTGTAAGCATTTGCACTGCCCGGTACTAGATATGCAAGTGAAGTCCACGTTGCACTGCCGTTCCCAATTTTCATTTTCCCAGTGTCAGTCTCGTAAGCCAATTCTCCTTCAGAGAGAGTTGGGTTTATTAGTGCCCAGTTTTCACTTGTGTCACGGCGTAATTGAATTGGAATTGCCATACATACTCCTATGGGTTTGCATTACCTGCATCAAATGGTGCTATGCCTCCGTACACAGTGTCAGCAGTACCACCATCAAGATTTGGAATTTGAATACCGTTGTAAGAACCACCACCACTACCCCCACCACCACTACCACCACCTATTCCAGATGCATTGGTGGGCCTCCACCTGAAGTCATTTGCACCTTCTGTGGATTCACGCCAAGCCAGAACTTGATTTGCTGTCGCACCATCTTGCCCTAAACGGATCTCTAGATTAGTTAAATCATACTCTATGGGCGCAATCGGTGTCAACAACGGTTGCACATCTCCGGGTTTCCACTCATTACTGGAGTTGTCCCAAATTAGTGCCTGTCCATCAGCAGCACCTGACCTATTTATCCTCACTGTTTGTGTTGCACTAATGTATTGCAGAGGTGAAACAGCATTCAGGCTGTAAGCACCACTACCACCGCTGGATGGTATGTAATCCTCAATGTGTTGAAATGTGTTTGCATCACTCCACCAAGACTCAGTACTTGCTATGTCCCCATCGTAGAGATAGCCGTTTAATGTAGTGCTTGTTGGTGGGCCGAAACCAAGCTTTATGTGCATTGTTTTGCCAGATTCGTTGTACATGGTAATCTGGCGTATAACACTGCTATTAGGGCTTCTAGAAGCTGTAGAAGGCAGCTTAAAAACACTAAAAACTTGAGTATTCCCATCAACTGCGACTATTTTTTGCTCAAGTCTTTCATTAATGATTGTTTCAGAACTATCCTGCACCTCACCATGGGAAACTGTGATGTGCAACCTGTCATCTGACGTTAAAACATCACTTCCTGTGGCAGCTAAAACAACGGAAATTTCATCAAAATTGCTTTCCTTGCTCAGTACTATTACTGACGGGTAACTAAGTAGAAAAGCTTCAGAAAATCTCCAAACTTTGTGCGATGGTATTACAAAATCAATCAGGTTCGTGTCTGTGTAATTTGCAGGGTCGTCTAATTGGCCTGATGATGTTCCAGCAGCAAGTGTAATGTCGGTATAAGACCTGATTCGCAGTGAGAAAGACTGTGTGCTTCCAGCAGTATTATAAAAGTAAAATTCCCTAACTACTCTTTTTTCACCAGAAGTACTACTTGTACTAAGAATTGTATTTACATTGTTCTGGGATGGCTGAGAGTAGGATACAAGTTCCTTGTATGTCTCATTATTCTCAGAATCCATGCTGTAACGCATGTAGTGCACGGTTGCTGCGATGTTGCACGCCACTCCCTGAGACTGCACATAAAGTTTTGATTTCTGGGGTATTACAAGAGTTTTGCTCATATTCCAAACCATCCCCTTCTGTAGCCTGCATTAATTGGTTTGCTTTTCACAACAGCCTTGCTCCCAACAACAGCAAGTGCGTTGGTGGAATCAGTGTTTAATTTCAAATAAATTGCAGGATCCGCAGGTGTGCTGGGTACTGTGTCTAAAACAAGACCTGTTCCACTGCGAGTCTTTATTGCAAGAGTTGGATTTTGTGTGGTTCCCGTGTTTGCAAGACCACCGTTTGCATCTGCAAGTGTTGGGTCAGGAGATATACCTTGTGGTCCTTGTGGACCCTCTGCACCTGTTGCACCAGTGGGACCCCTTAAATTAGTTGGAGCACCCCAAGGGTCTGTTGCACTGCTTGTCTTTGGCCCAAATATATAAGTCCCAACATACTCACCCAGTGTGGTTTCCAGCCTTGTAATATGGAAGTCGTCCACATCACCAAGTGCAGAAGATGGATCGGGTGGAGTTGATGCGTTTGATTGCACTGTCGCATGATGTATGATCTGCCCTGATTGTGGTCCGGCAGGACCTGTGGCCCCTGTAGGGCCAGCAGGGCCTGTTGCACCTGTATCACCGTGCAATTCCACATAATTATCAGGCCAAACATTGTTAGCTTTTGGGCCGTAAAACCTTGTACTGGGTTCTGGACTAAGTATGGATACAAGAAGGAAGTCCCCATTTACACCAATACCTGAGTAAAGTGCAGGTAAGTCCTGACCTGTAAGTAATACAGGGTGGTCCACTCTGCGTATAAGGTTGGATGTACTCTGTCCTCTAGGACCTGTTGCACCTGTAGGACCAGCAGGACCTGCTGGTCCTGTTTCACCCTGAATACCTTGCACTCCTTGAGGGCCAACAAGATTTACAGGATCCTGCAACGATGTCCACCTGTTACCCAAGCAACCGCTGCACTTAGGTCCGTAAAGGATGTGATTTGTGGTGTCTATGTAAAAATCACCACTGTTTCCAAGGTCCTGTGCAGGTACACCATCACCCCACAGTATGGTTGGCCTTGTGTGGTCGTATGGAACAGATGCAATCCAGTTCACACCATCGTACACAAGTACATCACCCGCACTACCATTCACACCAAACGTGAGAGTGCGTGTGGTTTTATCCCAGTCAAGTGGAAGTGTTGCTTTGATATCAGCAGGTGGTAATTCTTTCTCACTCCAAATCTTTAGAGTGTCATCCCATGTCATTACATACCCATCAGTAGTACCCTCTGTAATTTTTAGAGTACCTGTGGATTTGTCCCAATCCAGTGGGGACATTGCAGTAATTTCAAGGATTGCTGTTGAGTTGACCCAGTTAGTTCCATCAAACTTTAGAATTTCGTCCTGAGTAGGAGTTGTGATGATTACATCTTCTAGCTCATCGAGAGTGTCCACATATGTGCCGTGGTTCACCCACTCGTTGTTTTTAAATACAAGTATTTGGTCCTGTTCCGGGTTGGTAATGGTTACATCAGTAAGGCCGTCCAGTGTCACAATTGGTGATTGTGGTGTCCACGCCTTTGTGGTGTTGTCCCAAGTGAGAACTTCGCCAGTTGTTGTGCCATCAGCCAGTGCAATCGTGAAAGTGGTAACATTGTTGGATGTCTCAGACGATATGCTAATTGGTGCAGTGCCTTGCAGGTCAGCGGGTGGCCCCTGCTCACCACGCTCCACCAAAAGATCCCAGTTAGCCGTGGTGTTTGGTGTAATATTTAACGTGTTGTCCAACTCACATATGTAAATTGCTCCCTGATACCCAACAACAGCACCTTTGGAGTAATTTACAGTGGAATCCCAGTTTCCGTTCCACTCCATACCAGCAGTGCCATCTTCCCCTGCTGGACCTGCCGAACCATTAGCACCATTTGCACCTGCCGGACCAACAAGTGAAATACCAGTACCCCAGCTAACAACACTATTGCTTGTGGATCTAGGACCGTACAACAGTGGAGCACCTGTACCAGCAGTCTGAATGTACCAGTCGCCGTCAGTTGCATCTGTAGTCCCATCTGGTGCGCCCGTCCCTGTCTGGAGACTTTTTGCAGCACTTGCTTTGGATGCAACCCAGCTAGTCCCATCGTACTTAAGAACATTGCCAGTTTGTGCATTTGGAACATTGAATGAAAGTGTGGTTGTGGACTCGTCCCACACTATAGGAGCATTAGCATAAATGGTTGCAACTGCGTTCGCAGTGGAACCCTTGGATGCTACAAGGTTCCAATCTGCTGCGTTGGTTGGAGCATTGGTCGTACCACTGTTTGCAATCACAACATAGGAACTACCGTTGAACTGCACAACAGAGTTTAATGGGTACTGTGTACCACTTACGTAAGAACCCTTCCACACAAGTCCGGGAGTACCAGCAGGTCCTGTCGGCCCAGCAGGACCTGCTGAACCTGCACCACCTGCAAGACTGATTGGAGGCCCCCAAGGAGTACCATTCGCAGCTACATAACCGCCGTACAAGTTCTTTGCAATCAGGTCAAAGTAGAAGTCTCCATCGTTCACACTGGTTGGATCAGGAAATGAGCTTGTTGGTGCTTGGTTTCCGTAGTGTATGGTCGCACCACGTGGTCCTGTTAAACCAGTAGGTCCTGCATCACCAGTATCACCCTTGTCACCCTTGTCACCTTTAAGGGAAATTCCATTACCCCAGCTAACCACACTATTTGTGGTAACACGTGGTCCAAATAAATCCTTGCTAGTGGTGTTTAAAAAGTAGTCGCCATCAATTCCAGTAGTGCTAGTGGTAGGATTACTTGTCCCAGTGAGTATGGTTGCCCCACGAGCACCCTGCACACCTTGAACACCTTGAATACCCTGAGTACCCTGCGGTCCGGTGGGGCCTGCTGGCCCCGTAGGACCGCTTGCAAGTACTCTTTCCCACACACCTGTGCCGTTTGAGTACTTCCATATGTACAGGTAATTTGTGTCTGTTTCGTACCAAAATGCTTTAGTTGTGGATGGATTACTTGGCGCAGGTGGTTCTGTGTTCTGAGCAATGTACGTAATTGCCCCTGCAAGGGAACTGATGGAAACCCCACCAATGGTAAAACCATCACCTACAAACAATTCTCTCGTGTCTGTTGCAAAAGCTGGTTCACCTGCAAGAAGAGATTGTGTTTGTATTGCAGATTGTGGGCCACGTTTAAATTGAATTAATGCCATATTATGCCTCAGTAATTATTGCCTGAAGTGTGTTAGGTGATGCTGGAGTGCATGCGAATGGTGTGAGATTCACACCGGGAATTGTGAGTGTGAATGGAGTGCAAAGACAGGTTGTAATGTTGTTAATTTCCACAGGACTTCTTGAAGCATTAACAATATCTTTCAACACAAGCTTAAACGCAGTAGTACCAACCAGTGTAAGTTTTGCCTGAATAATGTCTTTTGTTGGTCCGAATTGGTCATATATTCCAATCCATCCACCATCTGATGTGCTTTGTTGAAGTGGTATGACAACATCTTTGAGAAACTTACAAGAGCTTGGAGCATTGTTGAATTTAAGCTGTAAGTTCGAAGGGATTACACAAGACTGATTGGAACCGCACGGGAATGTACTGCTTGCAGAGTCTGAAATACATATTGGTGTGTTCGGTACTATTCCTGTGGAAGTGCCCTGAATATTTACAGGTATGGATGTGAACATACCAAGTGTGAAAACTCCACCAACCTCGTTCAACTTACTATCACAAGCAATTGCCCTTGGTGCAGGGTATGGTATGGAGTCCACGCAGCGCATGTTCATGTACCAATTCATTGCTTGTGGGCGTTCTGCTTCTTGTTGAGAAAATGTGTCTGTTGCTGCATCAACGACAACAATGGCGTAGGATGGTGTTTTCTCAGTTTTATAGAAAGTCAACCTTCCCCAAGATTGTGCACCACTCTGGCAGGTGAAGCTTTTTGAACCGTACACAGTGCGTGATGCAACTTTGGATCCATTCCAGTACACACTAACATTCATGGTTGTCTGGAAGTGGTAGTCAAGAGCAGCAGTGCCTATTGCACCACCTAGGCAAAACTTCACCACATAGGGCGGTTTGTGCCACTGTGGATATGTCGCAGCAGTTGCCCCTGTTGGGACTGTCTGGGTTTTTTGCAGGATTGCGCTGTAGGGTAGGAACATATCAGATGTGCCAAAACCATACAGTTGTGTAGTTGTACTGTCTCCCTGCATTCCTTTGCACTGACCGCAAGGATATGTATCAGCATCACAAGCTGCCTCATCACCCAAGTAGGACTCAATGTAAACCTCTTCAGTGAGGTCGTTGTAAGGTGGTCGTATCAGTCTAGTGTAGGTATCCTCAACACTAAGGTGAAATATAATGTTGTCCAGCATTCCGTGCTGTTCTACTGGAACACAACCATTTAGGGATATATCGTCATCAGCGTATTGATATAAGGCCCAATCCCTTGCATATGTTTTGCAGAATGTTTCAATCTGATTAGTATTAAAGTCCTTCTCCGTTACACCTGTAGGAGGGTACATTAATATAGGGCATGCAGTTTTACCTGTTGTTTTATATGCACTGGCAACAACCTTGAAATACTTGCTTAAAAGGGATTTACCCCTAAATGCATCCCCCCAACCAGAGTCACTGCGAGGCCCATAAAAGACATTATTCTTAGTGTCCAGAATGTAGTCACCATTCTGGTATTCAACTGTTACTGAATTATTACCAGATTTGTAATAGGAGGGTTCTGAATTCTTATCATCCGGCCCTTGGTTATTGGTATCCTCAAAGTATCGCATTTTCCCTGCAACCACTGAATCAAGGTCGGTTGGATCAACCATTGTTTCAATAATTTGAGAATGTAAAGTATCATCCCCATTAATAGTCGTTTCACTTAGTGGCCTTTGCGTTGCAAGCCCATCCTTGTTCAAAAGATTAACTCTGATTGGGTTATTATTTACAACAAACGTAACAACCTCAGGTATTACTCCGGGAGTGTCCCTGATATTAAGAGATTGTTTTTGCACATCATCGGAGTTTTTCCCAATGTCAGACTTGGATGGAAAACTTTTGTAAAACTTTGATTTATCTAAATTTGCAAGTACCATTTTTCCCCCGCCCTGATTACCTGAGGGCGTGAGAAGAGGTTGTTTAAGAGCATCGAAGCTTTTCCTTGCATGCATTATTTCTATTTGCCCATTGAAGTGGCTAATAATGCGACAGTTGCAAGATTGTGCTATCGAATCAAGAAGTAAAGGCACTCGTATGTTGTAAGACTGTTTTCGGTACAAGCTGTGTGGGAAAAGATACTCTTGGGGTATGTCAGGATCTACCAGTACTTGATGTTGTCCATAACCTAAGTTGTCAAATATGGTATAAAATAAATCCTCCCAGTTGGAGCAACTAGGTATTTTAAACTCCCCTGTGTTATGCCACCACCACCAATATCTATCATCCACTAACGGAACAACCCACAAGCTTTCCAAGTGTGGTACTGGAAACCTTCCCCTTGTTTCTATTGCATCATCAACAACAGTACTTTCAATTTGCAAAAGTGGTCTTGGTGGCAGCATATACATTTTTGCTGCCAGTGGGATCTCAGTGTTATAGATGACAAGTTTTTCAGCAGTGTAGTAATTTTTAGAATTTACCCTACTGCGCATTCCCCCAAGCGTATCAACGGCATCTTTGTACCCAAGGTTGTCAAAAGATGGTAGCTTTTCCAAGTCTTCTGAAGAAACCAAGAAAAACCCAGTTGCAAATCTACTTGCCCCTGTGGGCCAATACAAAGAACTTAGTTTTAAATCATGGAATGGATTTTCCGAATAGTTTTTAAAAACAATGTCAGAGTTATCGAGCAATCCATAGTTAAGAGTTCTAAAGTAATTACTCGCATTAAATGGTATATTCTCCTCCACCCAGTCATATAATTCCTTGGGTGGAACCATTAATGGAACTCCAGCGTATGTAAACTCTTGGTCAATCATTATGCAATAAGGGAATCAGATATAGTGGGTGTTGCGCTGTAAGGAAGTGTGAAACCACCCGAACCAGTGGTAAATAGTCTGTCAAACAATACTTGAAATGTGTTGTTGGTGTACGTCAGAGTGCTTGCCTGCCCATTGGTAACCGTTGCAAGGCTTTTTGAAAATGTAATATCCACCCTCTCAGAGGTCGTAAGTGGATCTGATGCAAGTCCCAGAACAGATATAAAAGGTCCACCTGTGTAAAGTTCTGTCATTTCAGTAAGGACAAGTCTATCCATGTATACTTGGGTATTTTCTGCCGTTGTGCACCTTATGCGTAGATACACTTCCGAGGGAGTCTTTGAACCAATTACGAAAGATCCAGTAAAGGATGTGTAACTTGCTGTCAGAGTGTTCAGGTTGGCACTAAATGCAAGGTAATTGTTTGAATCGTCAGTAAGTATGTTCCCTGTGGAATCCACCAAATCAATTGCTATGGATCCTGTCGTTAGTGCTGTTGGTGCTTTTGCCCTGAAGTGAAAAGCGTACACATTCCGTGCAGTGATGCTAATAGACACGTCCTGTTGAAGCCTAACATCAGACGTGATATTACCAACAATCTTCAATCCATCTGTGGTAGTAACCCAGTGTGTACCAGCAGTACCGTAGGATCCTACACTACTCCATCCAGCGGGAGCAGTCGCAGTGGTTGTACTTGCAATTGTGAACGTGCCATTTTCCAAAATGTTACCCTCAGACTGCGATGCAGTTAAATTGGTTCTGGAAAGTGTTACATCAGAACCAGAACCAGCCGGGTAATCATAGTTGTACACATCCGTTGCAGAATCCACCGTCTTTACACTAAATTGCTCATTACCTGCGCTTGTTCCACCTGTGTAGGAATCTGCACTAACCTCAAGTCTTAATGTTTCCGCAATGGTAAACTGGTTATCCCCACCGTCCCTGTTCTTTAGTGCGACCAGAACAGTATTTTTGTTTGTCGAATCTGTAATTGTAAATGTCGTGCTCATTGCTCTTACCGTTTTGCTATCCAATCGCATTTGGCGCAGTAGTTCAGTCATACAACTGCTAAGGTCAGCAGGAATTAGTGGGTCGTGCGCCCGTACAGAGTCGATAACCACACTACTTGCAACATTTAAAAGAAGATCCGGTATAAGATTGCTGACAGTACCAATTTGGCCATCAATAGAAGGAATGTAATCCAAAATAAGCGATGTTTTACCATTACCTGTGAACTTGTTTACAAATGCCGGGGATTTTACATTTACAAGTGATTTTTGAAAGGTGTTTATATCGGATAAAAACCCCCCAATAAGTCCTATTTTGGTAAATATACCATAAGTTCCATCGTAGTCTATAGCCATTTTTAACCCCCAATTGTGTCGTTTGGACCGCTAGTAGATGTGCTTGTCGCAGTATTGGAAGAAAAGCTTACGCCACCAACTGGCGTAAATGGAAATGTTGCATTGAAACCACCGCCAGCCCAAGAGTCAGTGTTTAATGATCCAGATGGCTTGATATAAGGCATCTGCGCTTTGTTTCCATCAATAGGACTTAGTGGATAAGTAAGTGTGGATGTACCGGGATCATAAACAGTTTGACATATGTAAATAATTCTTCCAGCAGCTTGGTATATTTGTGTTTTACCGTCACTATGTAATATTGGTGCTCCAAGCTGAATATCTGCAACCTCTACAACATCATCTTCATTATCTTTGTAAACAGACTGAATGTATGGAATATCAGGAGCAGCATTTAACCTCACAAACTGGAATGCTAGCTCTTTCCTAGTAACTGGCTGAGATGTTTTAATGACTTTTGTTGCAGCACCGTAGTTACCCAGTCCTTTGACAGCTATTTTGTTACCTATCGTGGAGTAATGCACTGTCACATTAGCCACTAAGTATGGGTAAAGTGCGTGTGATCCACTTATTAAAGTTTCTCTTAGGGATGCTGTAGCCATGGTGTATTACTTAGAAGTTGGAAGGGATTTTTATAAGTCCGCTATAGGCATCATTAATTACCTGTATGAACTGTAGAGCATATAGCTTTGCATTATCTGAACCCAAATCTGCGTAATTGCTCCAGTTTGCACTCAAGTGCTCAAAAACAATTTTCCATCTTGCTGCCGGGTCTTGAACCCCGGCAGCATAGGCAGAGTACCATTTTTGGAATGCTTCTTTTCCTGTGAGGTTATCTCCAAGGCGTGTTTGATATTGCCCAGCAGGCAACTTGGTGTACCTGCTCACAATTACCCAATTACCATTTGCATTTTTTTCTGGTACATTTACTTCCATAGTTGGAAAAGGGACATATCTTTTCCTGCGCAAAGGTGAAAATGGGAACCTGCTTGAAAAATACTGGGCTATCTGCGCATTAAATAATTTAAAGTAGGTTGCCTTGTTAAAATTAAAAAGTGCTTGGTTTATTAAAACTGGTTGCACTTTTGGTAGTAACATATTCTCGGTTTTTGGTACTACCGTGGAGTTGTTTTTACCTGTATTGGTTGGAGTAGACTTGCCCCTTGATTCCGTGTGGTATCTGAAATAACGTACCCTCTTCACCTTGCACAGATTAGTTGTGCACCCTTCAGATATGTTGGTTTGACCGTAATCAAAACATGTCTTTGTTACCATGGTTATTCAGTCTCCATCTGTGCTAAAGAGGGATCATTGCCCATGGGTAGTACACGCTCGTAAGTGGAATCATCATTCTTTCTATTTTGCTCGTTGTAACTGAAAACCTTTTTAGTCTTGTCGTCCAAAGGAGGCTCATCAGGATTGTGGCGTATGGACTCCACAAACAACTGCTCCAAGTATGTTCCACGCATTTGATCGAACTTCTCATCCCTAACCTTAATAATTTCCAGATTTTGCAAATCGCTGTTTGGTTTCTCATCTATAAAGGATTTTACCGTTACACCCTTTATACCTTGGGACTCTTGGAAAAATGTAAGTTTTTTAGCGTGAGCCTCTTTAAGGTCAAATTTTGCAGAACCTTGTGTAAATGTTGGTTTAAGTGCAATGTTTGATAGTGTTGCTTCGTTTGAATTAACTAGTGAATCCACAGTGTCTAATACGCCGGACAGGCGAGTAACATGAAATTTCACAAAAGATCCTATTACATCTTCTTCCAGAGATATTGTGTACATACCGGAATACGGTTTATAAGGTATTCTTTTTTCAATGATAAAAAGTGCCAGATATTCCAACTCGTGTTTTTCTGACAAGTTGTTACCGTAGATTGTAATATCAATCTTGTCTTCACGCAATGGCATAAATGAACTAGCAAAGTCTTTTATTCCAGTAAATGCAGTATTAAACCTTGACCCTGCACTTCCACCAGAACCTGTTATAGTATTTACCACCGCATTGATACCGCTTGATATGGAGTCTGAGAGGGATTTCTGCGAGACTGTAAGGTATTGTTTTACCTCCAACCGAGTAATGTTTTTCATTTTTGGGTAGGGTATGTCAGACACATTATTTATTGTTGCTTTTTCCGAAGACTTTCTCTTCCTTGTGTCCAAATGGTGGTGCATTTCCCTGTCAACGAAAGAGTACTCAAGCTTGAGGGAGTCTGGTGATAATTTGCATTTGACCACATCCCTCTTAAAACCAATTGGGGATGGAATATTTAGCCATTCCCTAAAATCGTCTGGTGAGTATTTATGCCGTACTAAATAATCTGATCTGAAATGCGCAACTCCCATAACTTTTCGTGTTGTGTAAAAATCCTGATCAATTTCGTGCTCCATTACAAACTGGTTGGAAACCATTGGGTATTCTGGAGCACCAAACCTAAAAGATTCATTTATGTCTGTGGATACCACAAACTCTACCACCATGGATTGCAAACCGCTGACACTGCGGACAGTTAGGGAAACTGGTTTAGGTCCATTATTGCAATCAACTAGAGCATCAACGGATGGAGACTCCAGCATAACACTATCCCCAACCACATACTTAAGCTTTTGCCGTGGTTGCATGAGCATGTGTCGCAATAAACTTTCAATTCTTGCTACTGGTGGCAGCTTTAGGGGATTGTTACCATACACCGAAAAAGCTGGATCACTTGCACCACCATTGCTGTTGGGACCGTCCGTTGGTTCGTTAGTGTAACAGGTGGAAAATGATGCGTATGCATCCTTGGGAAGTTCTGAATAATCTATATCTGTGTCAGGGTACACCACAGCGTTAATGGAAAGAATATGTCTGGTGTACATATAATGTGTACGCTCTTTGTCAGAGTACACTGGTTCTTTTTTATACTCATTCAGCTTTACAATATTTAATTTGATGGGGCCGTACCTGAGGTAATTAGCTGAGTTAGTAGCCATCGTTTGTCACCCCCAGCATGTACCTGCATTCGAAAGCAAGGATGGAAATACCGTATTGCTTTTGCGCATCCTTCTCGTCACCACCCCTTGTGTAACCATCCTGAGAGTGTCCCACAAAGTCTTGTATGGGTTGTGTCATGCGCATTGGTTCAATCAGAAGATCATTACCAGATGAATCCTTGAGCCTTCGAAGGTGGAGCAGGTTTATAACCTGCTCCTCCCTTGCGAGGTGTCCTAAGGTAGGATCTAGCAACCACCTCTCGTCACTGTTGGAAACATCCACACCAAACCTTGTGCGAATTGCCACATACATCTGCCTTTGCACGACAGATGCAAGCCTTCCACTACCCTGCACAAATCCATCTTCTGGTGTGGGGGAACCCGGTCTGATAATGAAGTCCTGATCACCTGTGAAATTGGGAATAATTGTTTTTGCAACCAGCAGAACCTTGTGGGATCCCACTGCAAGTTCGTTCACTAGCAATGTCTTGATCGCAGTGAGTATGTTACCCGTGTTGCTCTTTATTAATGCCATTACAGTCCTAACTCGCTGAAGTAGGGCAATTGAATGTTTACATACGAGTAAGACGGTGCGGTTTGCATTGGGAACCCGCTTCCCACAGAACTTGCAAAAGTGCCACCACCCCCACTATTCCCACCTACTGGTGGTAAAGGTGGAGTATTATCGTGCCTTTCCCCTGTTGGCACTCTTGGTATGTGAGGTTCTCTGTTTTCTCTTGGTTCTTTAGGTTCTTTAGTTTCTTTGGGTTCAGTAGTCTCACGTGGTTCATGTGGTTCTGCACGTGGTTCATGTGGTTCTGCACGTGGTTCATGTGGTTCATGTGGTTCATGTGGTTCAGTAGTCTCACGTGGTTCACGTAGAGTACTTCTAGGGGCTTTGCTTTCTTCGCCACGAATGTGCCTAAAAGTATCTATTTGATCATGTCGAATATCTCTGTGCTCTTGAGTATCTTTTATATCTTGAATTTTTTCTTGAGTTTTTTGTTGAGCTATTTCCTGAATTTTGGAACTACGTGCATTAGTCTGAGATTTATACTCTTTAGTAGCCTCTGCTTTTTGCTCTGGAGTAATATCAGGTTTTTTTACTTTCTCCATGTATGTATCAAAAAGTAATTGCTCTGAGGGAGTTTCAGCATCATTTTCAATTTGTTCTTTAGCATCCTGTTTAGCATTAGTTTCAATTTGCTCAGTTTTAGAGCTAACCTCGTTAGCGTTTTTAGAACTCCTTGCGCTTTGAGATTTATAATCTTTAATCCCACCTGCAACATCAGTTGCAGCATTTTTAGTGTTTCCGGTATTGTACCCAATGTCCCTAACAACTCTTTGTTTGGCTAATCTATCTATTTGCTCGGAGGAAAGGTTTTGATTTTCTTTCCTACCTGCTATTTCTGCACGAGCCTGCTTGTATTTAAGGTCATAGTTGGCAACAGATGTGTAAACCTCGTGCCCACTATC